GCTTCTACCCCTATAGTATATCCCCTTTTTATTTGTGGAGGGGGTATGGATGTGCGAACAGGGTATAGTATCCCCCCGCTACATGCTACAAATGTGTTCTCTACACGGTCGGGAACGTTTCGAGTGCGTGTAGCGGTTGTGATATCATGCCCGCTACAAATGCTACACCGGACTGAAGCCGGGTGCCTGTAATTGCTTCACAGGCCAGCCAATGTTATCATCACTGCATCCGGGCAGTCAAGTACTTTAAGCGATATGCCGTCGAATGAATCAAAGCGTACCATCCTGAAGAAGAAGGCTGGTGGACAAAAGAACGTCATTGACGGCAAAATGCCTCCTCCACGTCAACGCGGAATCCTAGACGTGGACCCCCGCCCCCTGCACGGCATGGGTGATGTAGCAATGGCTGCACTCGAGCAAGTGCTCGGTTTTACATTCGATGAGATGCGGGCCAAGTACGTAGAGTCCATCGGCGGTGAACATACGATTCGCAGCTTCACGACCGATAAGGTTCGTGGTGACACTCCCGAGGAGAAGGTCGCGAGAGTCGTCGCTGATATGATGCGATTTCTCGCTGAATTCAAGCAAACGAAGGACGTGATTAAAGCTTACAATATCGACGGGCTTTCCCGTGCACGTGCTATGGAATGGAAGTCGCGTCATCGGTGGTTTAGTGATTTATGGGACCAAATCAATGAAGAGCGTTTTGACGCCGCGGAGCGTGCGCTGTTCGATCGCTCTGTGCACGGCGTTGAAGAGCCGATCGTTGCGAATGGCCAGATTGTAGGTGCGAAGACCAAGTATTCAGACGATCTTTTGAAGTTCCTGCTCGCTGGTAACCGGGCTACGATCTATCGCAAGGCTGAGGAGAAAATCCGGCAGCAGATCGACGTCGAGATGAAGGTGAAGGGCGGGCTCGGGATCGAAGGCCTGGACCTCAAGAAGCTCTCGACAGCGGAGCTCGATCAATTGCAAGCGCTCCTCGACAAGGCGCAGGAGAAGGTAGATGGCTAGGGGTGGGATTAAGCCGCCGAAACCGCGGCCGGTAAAGGAAGCAACGCTGACCGATGTGAGCGATTTGTTTAAGCCCGAGGTGTACGATCGTCTCGGGCCGATCGGCACGATGAACATGCTCCAGACTTTGACCACTGCGGCCAAGATCCCCGAGGTCACGAACGTTCCGGCGTTGATTGATGAGCCTGTGCTTCCTGCTCTTGCCGGTGAGCCAGCTGCGCAAAAGAAGGTTCAACGTCGTGTGTCTGAGGCTAAGACCGGGCTCGAGTCACCGAAGCGCCGCGAAATCTTGAAGGCGGCGCGTGATGTGGCCGGTGCCACGCTTGTACCGATCCCGACGTCTGCGAAGGACGTTCTAATCAACGAAGTGGTGAAGCCCGCGGCAAAGGCAGCGATTCCTGATGCTTCCATTCAGGCCGCGATCGCATCGTTCCTTAAGCCAAAATTAAAGCCTGTACAGCTCGAGCGTATTGGCCGCAAGAATTTCGAGCGGACCATGGAAACCGGTGAGGATGAATTCGATCCGATTTCACCGGCTGATATATCGCGTCACTCCGGGATCCCTATCGAGGACGTCAACGATTTCCTCGGTCGCAATAAGCTCGACCCTGGGCTCGTGCTTTCTGACGTCGCTCGAGATTTGTATAATTATAAAGGCTATGAAGACGAGATTTTTGACACACTCGATCTTGATGATGTAGTCAACCGGGGTGGGCCTAACCCGTTCGAGCAAGCGATTGAGGAATACCTCAAGCAGAACCCTAAGGCTGATTTGTCTAATTATAGTGACGACGACATTCAAGGGATCGCCGCGCTAGCTAATGACTACATTTTCGAGAATACGCACGGTCCTCAATTAAAAGAATTATCCATGTTGGTCGGCGATAAAGAGGCCAAGACCGTCAGAGACGCAGTTCGCCGTCGTTACGACGATTATGCGGGCAGTCTTTACGAAGGATTCGGTGAGCGAGTGGTCGATTATATCGAAGAGTATATTAGATAATGATCGATCGCGAAGTCCTGCGCAACGCGCTGAAGTTAGAGCGCGAAAGGCGGGCAGCAACAGAATCACTCTACGAGTTCACGAAACAGGCTTGGCACGTAGTCGAGCCGGGTGTGCAGTTCGTTGATGGCTGGCACATTCGCGTCATATGCGAGCATCTTGAGGCGGTGACGCGTGGCGAGATCCGCAAGCTCCTGATCAACATACCGCCGCGGCATGCTAAGTCGACCATCGTCTCGGTCATGTGGCCGTGTTGGGAATGGGTGACCCGGCCGCATGAGAAGTACCTGTGTGCATCGTACTCGGGCATTTTGTCGACCCGCGATAACGTGAAGGCGCGTCGCCTGATCCAGTCACCTTGGTATCAGGAGCGCTGGGGCGATGTGTACGAGCTGGCGGGCGATCAGAACCAGAAGACGCGGTTCGAGAACGACAAGACCGGCTACCGCATCGCGTCCTCGGTCGGTGGTACGGCAACCGGTGAAGGTGGCTCGAGGCTCATCCTCGACGATCCGCATGGTGCGCAGGACGCACAATCGGATGTGCTGCGTGAGTCGGCCCTTGAATGGTTCGACATGGTGTGGTCGACCCGTCTCAACGACCCGCGGCGCGATGCGATGGTGACGATTATGCAGCGTCTGCACGAGAAGGACGTCTCCGGGCGCGTTCTCGAGTTAGGTGGCTGGGATCACCTGTGCTTGCCCGCCGAGTACGACGGAGAGCTTCGGAAGACGTCGCTCGGGGTGTACGACCCGCGTACTAAGACGGGTGAACTGCTTTGGCCCGACCGTTTCGGTGAAAAAGAGCTGCGGACGCTCAAGACGCAGCTCGGTGAGTACGGTGTCTCGGGTCAGCTGCAACAGTCGCCGACCCCAGCGGGCGGTGGCATTCTCAAGATCGACTGGTTCGAGCTTTGGCCCGCGGACAAGCCGTTGCCGCCGATGGAGTACATTGTGCAGTCGTACGATACCGCGTTCACCGAGCGTACGACCGGTGACCCCACTGCGTGCACGGTGTGGGGTGTGTTTCGCTTGAATTCGGCTTATCGTGTGATGCTCCTTGACGCGTGGTCCGAACATCTCGAGTATCCGGATCTTCGGGCGCGTGTCATACGCGATTGGGCATCGAAGTATGCGGGTGACGAGAAGGATGTGGCGAATAAGGCAAGGTCGCCTGACACCGTGCTCATTGAGCAGAAAGGTTCGGGCCAGAGTCTTTTGCAAGATCTCGGTCGCGCACGGGTGCCGATCGTACCGTACAATCCAGGCCATATCGACAAGGTAGCGCGAGCCCACACGGTGTCACCGCTGATCGAGGCAGGGCTAGTGTACGTACCCGAGAGCAAGAAGACTCCGGAGCGCTGGGCTTCGTGGGCGGACGGATTCATGAAGCAAGCGTCGCGGTTCCCGAACGACGAGCACGACGATTTTGTGGACACGATGACGCAAGCGTTGCGGTATTTGCATGACAAGCGGTTCCTCACTTTGAGTGCGTCGAACAGGTTCGAAGATACCCCGCCACCCAAGCTTAAGAAGCAGAATCCTTATGCAGCGTGAAGCTCGGGTGTATAATCGCGCACGGGAGGTTCCCCATGGCTGACCAACAACGGGTTTATGAAGGACGCCCCGGTCTCGCCGCGTGGGGTGAAGATTTAGGCGAGGTCGACCCTCGCGTCTTTCGGGCCGTTCGTGCCGGTGTGAAGGCTAATGTTATGCCCGCAACCCCCAAGGGCATGCCATTCGCGGGCCTTCTAGAATCCACCAAATCCCTCCCCGCGTTACCACACTTCCTTGGTGATTTAGTTACAGGTGGTCGCTACGGTTTGTCAGAGAAAGCCCCGGAGTTCGCTCTCGAGGCATCTGGCAAGTATGACGAGCTGATTAACAAGTATCTGGCCGAGGAAGGGCTGTCGGAATCCGCCCGATTACCGATTGCAGCTAAGTATGGGCTGGCTGCGGGTGAAATGCTTGGCCAGTTGCCGGTACCGGGCAAAATGCTCGAGCGCATGACCAAGAAGCTCCCAAAAGCGTTCAAGCCCGCGGGTTGGTTAGCCGAGTACTTCGGGCCGACGGTCGACCCCAAGGCGGTCAATTATGCCGTCGGCACGGGTGTCGGCGGCACACTTCGCACGGCGACGGGTGAAGAGGAACCGGAGAAGTTCGCTAAGGGCGGTCTCGGCCGCAAGCCGACCGTGCGCAGGACCGAAGAGGGCGTAACCGAAGTCGTACCGCCGAAGCTCGAAGGCACGACGATTATGAAAGCGCCGGGTGGCAACTGGCTACCGGGCAGCGTTGAGAAATTCGTTGATGCGGTGCGTCGGGAATTTGTTACCGCTAATGCTCGACCAGCTGAGCGTATGCGTCAGCTTGAAGACGCGATGGCGAAAGACCCGCAGAATATTAACCTCAACGTTCCGGGAGTCGCTCGCGAAAAGGCTCGGCTTGATGCTGAAATTCCGGTTGACCAGTGGCTTGAGAAGAAGCTGACGAACTACGTTAAAAACGATATGGCGACTGCTCGCGACCCCGTTCGGCTCGGGATTGAGCAGCGCGTAGCGAAGGTCGAAGCTGACAGGGCGAAGGCCGAGCAGCGGATCGCGAAGCAACAGGAGAAGATCGCCGAGGCCAAGGCTGCGGGTCGCGATACGACGGCCATCGAAAATCGGCTGGCGCTCGAAATTGCCGATCTGCAGCAGAAGTATGCGATCGACAGTTACGCGGCCGGTATTCCGACTCTTGATCGCGATATGCGGAATATCGCGGCGCAGAATCGTGCGAATGCACCTCTTAACAGAGACCCGGATGCTAACATTCTTGCTTCGACTCCGCAGTCGGCTAACTGGGAGGATATGACCGATTACCTTGTCGATGCTGCAAAAGCTGGCGACATTTTGGGTGGTCGTTTCCCAAGGCTGGCGTCGGCGGTTGATGAAGCCCCGTGGCTCGCAAAGGTGCCGCCCGAAACGCCTGTCTATTCGGTTTACCGGGGCAATCCTGAGTACTTCAACCACGTTCGTGACGAGTTGTACAACTCGGTGAGAGAGGGTAGCGATTTACCGCCCGAGTTGAAGCTTGACCCCGAAGATCTCGACAAAATGAACATGGATGCGGCTGTCGCGCACGTCAGCAAGGTCGATGCTTGGCGCGAGCGGAATCGGATCTCGGCCAATCTCGCCAAATCGAATAACCCGGCGGTTTTTACCGTAAAGCAGTATCCCGGAACCGGGCTCGAGTGGAAGCAGCTTAAGATGCCGGAAAAAGCTCTTTCGGACGAATCCAAGATGCTTCTTGAGTATAACAGGTCTCAGGGCGTAGAAGATTCGCCGGAGACGCTGGAGGCAGCCTACGACGAAGGTGCTAATCGCGCATTACAAGAGGCCCTCGAGTACGAAGGCAGTGTGATGGGCCATTGTGTAGGTGACCGCTATTGCGAGCCTGTAAAATCCGGTAAAACGCAGATCTTCTCGCTTCGTGATGCGAAAGGCGAGCCGCACGTGACGATCGAAGTGCGACCGAAAGATGTGGCTCGTTCGATCGGTGCTCTCCCGGCCGAAGAGCGAGGCATCTTGGCCCAAGAGATCAAGGACAAGTATTTTGGCGGCGTCATGCCGGGTCGATCCGACGAGGATAAGTTCTTTCAGCTTCTCGATCAGGCTTATGTCGAGAAGTATGGCCAGCCCCCTCCCGACATCGTTCAGATCAAGGGCAAAGGCAACAAAAAGCCCGCGGACAAGTACATTCCGTTTGTGCAGGACTTCGTGAGATCGGGCAATTTTGGTCAGATCGGTGATTTTTATAACACGAATTTGGTTAAGGTAACACCGGGTCAGCGTCTGCCTGGACTCACGAAGGAGATTCCTCCGGGGTTGTACACGAATGCTGAATTGAAGCAAATGGCTATCGATAGCGGGATGCCGAAAGAGATTCTCGACAATTGGATGCAGAAGCTTGATGAAGAATCGATCTTCAAATATGCTGACGGTGGTCGCGTCGAAGAGGAGGAGTACGATGAAGCAGAAATTGAGCGAATTGTGGCACCGCTTCGTGCAAAGCTTGAAGGATACTTGGGCGAAGCTAAAAAGCTCCCTCGAAAAGCCAAGCAAGCCGTCGCCGACGTCACCGAAATCGGAGACATCATCAAAAGGTCGAAGGAAATCCCGCTTACGTATTACGACCCGAAAGGGGAAGTAGCGGGCGAGGCCGACGCGATGCGGCATTTGCTCTTTCAAGCGCAGTTGCAGCAGAAGTACGGCGAACTCCCGGCAAAGGCGATCAGCTATCTTCACGAGTATTCTTCGTTCGGTCAGCCATCGGCCGAGCGTGAGATGGACTTCCTCAATGACGAACTCGGACGCGAGATTGGTCGATCGGCCAAGAGTGATCGCGAGTTGGTCGAGATGGCGCGTAGATACATCGAATCTGGTCGAGCGAAGACGCTCCCCAAAGAACAGCGTGGCGGGTACTAATCCATGGCAGAAATGAACGAAGAGCAACCGGCGATCATCCAAGAAGAGATGGTCGAGATCGAGATTGAACCCGCCGAGGTGGTCGACACCGACGATGGCGGTGCGATTGTTCGTCTCGAGGAGGAAATGGACGCGGTTGTGCAGACCGAGCACTTCTCAAACATCATCGAGACGGTTGACCAGCGCGAGCTTGGCGTTGCCATTGAAGATTTGCTCGATAAGATCAGCCGCGACAAGGATGCCCGCAAGAAGCGGGATGAGGTGTATGAAGAGGGCTTGCGTCGCACCGGTCTCGGTGATGATGCGCCGGGTGGTGCGTCGTTCACCGGCTCGAGCAAGGTAGTTCATCCGCTCTTGGTTGAGGCATGCGTAGACTTCTCTGCTCGCATGATGAAGGAGATGCTGCCGCCCAACGGTCCGGTGAAGACTAAAATCGTCGGCCCGGTGGACGAGGAGAAGCAATCGAAGGCTCGGCGTAAAGCTGATTACATGAATTGGCAGCTGACCGAGCAGATCCCAGAATTCCGCGGCGAACTTGAGCAGCTCAGCACGCAGTTGCCGCTTGGTGGCTCGCAGTATCTGAAGTGGGTGTGGGACAAACGCCGTCAACGCCCCGTGCCGGAGTTCATTCCGGTCGATGACGTGTATCTGCCGTTCGCCGCGACGAATTTTTACTCGGCTGAGCGCAAGACGCACGTTCAGTACATTACCAAGTTCGAGTACAACCGCCGCGTCGAGGCGGGTATGTACCGCGACGTCGACCTCGGTGCACCCGGCGAGAATGATTTTTCGAAGGCGTCGGTGGCTAACGACAAGATCGAAGGCCGCAGCGAGATGAATTACAACGAAGATGGGTTGCGCACCATCTTTGAAGTGTACACGTATCTCGACATGGGCGAGGGGATGGCACCATACATCCTCACGATCGACAAGACGACTGGCAAAGGGCTCGCGCTCTATCGGAACTGGGAAGCGGACGACGCCAATAAAAACGAGCTTGAATTGATCGTAGAGTTCCCGTTCATTCCGTGGCGTGGCGCGTATGCGATCGGTCTCACGCACATGATCGGTGGACTCTCGGGCGCAGCCACTGGCGCACTGCGAGCGTTGCTTGATTCTGCGCACATTCAAAATATTCCGACGATGCTCAAGTTGAAGGGTGGCCCAAACGGTCAGACCCTGAACTTGATGCCGACCGAGGTGGTCGAGATCGAAGGTGGCGTAAACGTCGATGACGTGCGCAAGATTGCGATGCCGATCCCGTTCAATCAGCCCTCGCCTGTTCTCTTCCAGCTCCTCGGATTCCTCGTCGAGGCTGGTCGAGGTGTGGTGCAGACGACTTTCGAGAAGCTCTCGGATCAAAATCCGAATCAGCCAGTCGGTACGACGGTCGCGCTCATCGAGCAAGGCCTCGTCGTGTTTTCCTCGATCCATGCGCGACTGCATAATTCGATGTCACGTACGCTCAAGATTCTGCATCGCTTGAATTCGGCATATCTCACCGAGGACTTGATTGCACAGTCGGGCGACATGGAAGTGATGCCGTCGGATTTCGATGGCCCGATGGATGTCGTGCCGGTCTCGGATCCGAACATTTTCAGCGAGACGCAACGTTTTGCGCAGGTACAGGCACTCATGGCGCGTTCAGCGCAGATGCCGCAAATGTACAACATGCGCAAGATCGAGGAGATGTTTCTCCAGGCGTTGAAGATTCCGGACGATGTACTTCTGCCGAAGCCCGGTGAAGATGATCGTGATCCGGCGTCTGAGAACGTTGCGGCATCGATGAATCAGCCGATTTATGTGCTGCCGAAGCAAGATCACCTTGCGCATTTGCGAGTGCATCTCGCATTCTTGCAAAGCCCTCTTTTTGGCATGAACCCCGCGGTCGCGCCTTTTTTCACGCCCGCGATCGTTGGTCATTTACGCGACCACTTGCTCAATTATTATCTTGTCCAGTCACATAGTGCAATTCGCACGATGACGGAAGAAGGTACGTTGATGCCTGAAGCCGAGCAAGAGGCCGGTGTGATTGCGCAAGCACAGAAGCTCATTGAGCAGCAGCTTGGGTTCATGCCGCAGATCATGGCACAGACGAAGCAAATGGCCGAACAGTTCATGCAGCCGCAGATGCCGCCTGACAATTCGATGGCGATCGCGCAGCTCCGTGCACAGGTTGATCAGATGGCGCTTCAAATGCGGGCGCAGACTGATCAGGCGAGGCTCCAACTCGAGCAGCAGAAAGTACAGGCGCAAGCGCAGACCGACCAGAACCGTCTGCAGTTGGAAGTGGCGAAGATGCAGACTGATCAAGCCGCAGTATCGCAGAAGGCGGCAGTCGACGCGGCCAAGATGCAGCAGGATATGGACATCGTTCAGATCCGTGAGTCGAATGCGAATGCTCGCAACACCGAGAGCGTCGAGTCTCGCGTATTCATGAACACGTCTGATAACGAGACCGCGAAGCAGCTCGCGGCAGCTGAGATAGCGTCCGGCGAGAAGGTAAGTGTCTCGACCGGTACTGGAATCAACCCGCAACCGTAAGGAGCAAACTATGGCTAGTGAAAAGGAAATGGTGCCGATGCACAAGCGGATCGCAATGGGCGAAAAGCTTGATGGTCAGTCGCTCGCACCGAAAGGTGGTAACGCCCCCGCGCCGAAGAAAGAGCCGCCCAAAAAGCGCTCATGATCGAGCAAAAGTTGCTCGTGCGTCTGAAAGAGGCGCAGCGCGAATACGCATTTGGAGCCCTGCAGCGACCCAGCCAGAAAGACTCGTTTGAATACGGTCACGCGGTTGGTGTAATCGCAGGGTATGAGATGTCGATTAACATTTTGCTTGAACTCATAAACGAGGAAAAATATGGTAATAAAGATCTCTGAGGACGCAATCGAAGCCGCTTTCCCGGCCGCAGATCCGGGTATACAGCCGTTTGGTAGCCGCGTTCTGGTGCAAATCCGCAATCCGAAGCAGAAGACCTCAGGTGGCATTCTGATTGATCTCGGCTCGCAGGAAACCGAGAAGTGGAACACACAAGTGGCTCGCGTAATCGCGGTGGGGCCGTTAGCCTTCAAGAACCGCGATACTATGGCCCCTTGGCCTGAGGGTGATTGGTGCAAGGCCGGTGATTTCGTTCGCGTCCCTAAGTATGGTGGCGACCGTTGGGAGGTGGACTTGAACGACAAAGGCGTTGCGTTGTTCGTAATTTTCAATGATCTGGACATCGTGGGTCGTGTTACAACCGACCCGACGAAGATCCGGGCGTTCATCTGATAGGAGATGGCAATGGCTGAGAAAGATGTGATGACCGAAGACGACGAGGTTGTTGTAGGTGAGGAACAACCCGAAAAGGTCGAAATCGAGATGTCTGAGGAGGAGGCGAAGCAATTTGCTGAGGAACCTCAGGCAGAGGACAAGGTAACCAAGCAGGAAGACGACGACGAAGCTGATCGAGAGTCGATCCGCGAGCGTCGCCGACTCGAGAAGAAAGAGCGGAAGCAGCGCCGTGATCAGGCGATTAACCGCGACAAGATCGAGCTCGAATTCTTGCGCAAACGCAACGATGATCTTGAGCGCCGAATTTCAGGTATTGAGCAGAAGACGCAGCGCAGCGACATTTCGCTCCTCGATCAGAAGCTCAAGGAAGCCACCAACGAGGTGCAACTTGCTGAAAAGGTGATCGCTAAGGCGGTTGCCGCTCAAAACGGTGAGGACGTTGCACAGGCTCTTCGGTACCGTGATCAGGCGATGCAGAAGGCGCGTCAGCTCGAGGCCGCGAAGAAGCAAGCCGAACAAACCGCCGCGGCACCTAAACAGAAGCCGGTGGATGATGTTTCGCTGCAATATGCGAAAGAATTCATCGACGAGAATCCGTGGTACAAGCCCAACGGTGATGACGAGAGCTCGGCGATCGTTCTGGCGATTGATAATGCTCTCGTAAAGGAGGGTTTCAACCCCCGCACCGAGGATTACTGGGACGAGTTGCGTGACCGGGTTCGTCGACGGCTTCCGGAAAAGTTCGAGTCGGAGGATCGGTCTGCACGTCAGGCGGCACCTCAAAAGGCAGAGAGGGCGGCACGGGGCGGTCCACAGGTCGGATCTGGCCGTGAACACGCACCGACATCGACTCGACGGGAAGTTTACGTCAGCCCCGAGCGCAAAGCCGCGCTCATTGAAGCCGGGGTTTGGGACGACCCGGTACTTCGTCAGAAATATATCAAAAAGTACATGGAATACGACCGGACTAGGACGTAACTTGTGCTCGATTTCAAACAGAGTTATACTTAACCAATCGCTGTAGGAGCGAAACATGTCAGATGAACGTTTAAAGAAATCCGCTGAGAGCCGGACCAGCCGTGCGATGAAAGATCGCGCTTTTACTGAGAATCGCCAAATCTCGGACGATGAGCGGGTTGAGATGTTCAGGCAGCAACTTTTTAATTCTGCATTGCCTGATTTACCGACTATCCCCGGTTACCACGTTTGCTGGTTAACCACGACAAACCCCCGTGATTCGATCCAGTCTCGCATTCGACTTGGTTACGAGCCCATTAAGCCGGAAGACGTTCCCGGCTGCGAGTACGTAACTCTCAAGTCGGGCGAATGGGCCGGTCTCATTGGGATCAATGAGATGTTGGCGTTTAAGCTTCCTATGAGTTTGTATGAGAAGTTCATGACGGAAGCACACCATGACGCTCCTCTCCGTGAGGAAGAGAAGTTGACCGACACTGCGGAGTTCTTGCAACAGCAAGCTCGAGCGTCGGGGTCTCAGTTGTTGATGGGTGACGGTATTTCAAGCCTTGCGGAAGAAAGATCAGCTCGTTTTGAGCTAACTTAACCCTTCCGATTAACCAAGGAGTATACCGCATGTCAGCGACAAGCGCAGCCTTCGGTTTTCGTCCGTCCTTCCACAATAGTGGCCAGATGCGGCCGAAAGCCTACACCATCGCTTCGACGTATGGTGTGAATATCTTCTCCGGCGACCCGGTGAAGTTGACCGACAACGGTGTTGTGCAGCTCGGCACTTCTGATGGTACCCGTTCGGGTACGGTCGGTGGTGTCCTTCTGCTCGGCATTTTCGCCGGTGTTCAGTATCGTGACAGCAACGCTCGCCCGGTAGTCTCGAACTACTGGCCCGCGTCGACCACCGGCACTGAGATTCAGTGCTACGTGTACGACGATCCGGAAACGTTGTTCGACGTTCAGTACGACAATCCTTCGGCCGGTACCACGGTTCAGACCGCGGTCGGCGAGGAGTGTGACTGGGTTGTGGCCTCGCCGGGTGGTTCCACCTCGACGGGTCTGTCCAGCGCGTATCTGGGTGTCATCGAATCCACGTCTGGTCAGTTCCAGATTACTGGTTTCGGTTACGGTCCCGACAACCTTCTCACCGACGCTTACGTAGTTGCAACTGTTCGTATCAACGAGCATCACTACAAGGCCTCGGTCAACTCAGTCTGATAGGAGTACAGGCAGATGGCAACCCCAATGCGCAGTACAGACTTTCGTAGTATCGTTGAGCCGATCCTCAACGAGACCTTCGACGGTGTGTACGATCAGCGAGCAGATGAATATAAGCAGGTTTTCGAGGAGCGCAAAGGCATTCCTCGTAACTACCACGAAGAGCCGGTCCTGTACGGGTTCGGTGCTGCTCCGGAGCTTCCGGACGGCATGGCTGTCACCTATCAGTCGGGTGGCGTCCTCTTCTTGCAGCGTTACCTCTACAAGGTCTACGGTCTCGCCTTCGCGTTGACCAAGGTCCTCGTGGAAGACGGCGACCACATTCGTATCGGTCAGACCTACGCCAAGCATTTGGCGCAGTCGCTCATCGAGACGAAGGAGACGCTCGGTGCGAACATCCTCAACCGTGCGTTCAATGCCGCGTTCCCCGGTGGTGACGGCAAGTCGCTCGTGGCGACGGATCATCCGATCGTTAACGGTACGTTCAGCAACCAGCTGTCGACTGCTGCGAACCTCTCGCAGACGTCGCTCGAGCAGTTGCTCATTCAGATCCGCAATGCTGTTGACAACAACGGCAAGCGCATCCGTCTGACGCCGAAAGCGATTGTTGCTGGTCCGAGCAATGTGTTCCAAGCGGAAGTGCTCCTCAAGAGCGTTCTCCGTACTGGCGCGGCCAACAACGACATCAACCCGGTCAAGTCGATGGGCTTGCTGAGTGATGGTCAGGCTAACCTCTCGCGTATCACGTCGACCACCGCTTGGTGGATTAAGACGGACGCGCCGGAAGGCCTCAAGCTCATGATGCGTCGCGGTCTTGAGAAGAGCATGGAAGGTGACTTCGAAACCGACTCCATGCGCTACAAGGCCACCGAGCGTTATGCCTTCGGTTGGACCGATCCCCGTACCATCTACGGCACGGCGGGAGTCTGATATCGATTAGAAGGCGGGGCTGGCAACGGCCCCGCTCTCTATTGTTATCACTTCCAAGGAGACTACCATGGCAAATTTGCTTGTGACTCGTTTTCCCAACGGCGTGACGAACGTTGCTGAGAACGATCTTTTTTGTGATCTCGCGATGCCGGATCCGACCCAGTTTCATACGTACTTCAATGACTTTGATACGTATGCTGCCGGTGATTGGACTGTCACTGAGACTTCATCGACCGCTACTCAGGCTCTGACTGATGGCGATGGTGGTCTCCTTCTGGTGACGAACTCGGATCAAGATGACAGCCTCTGCGCTCTCCAGAAGGTGGGTGAATCCTTCCTGATGGAGTCGGGCAAGAAGGCCTTCTTCAAGACCCGGTTCAAAGTCAGTGACGCCACCGATTCGGATGTCGTGATTGGTCTGCAGGTGACGGACGCTACGCCGCTTGATGTGACGGACGGTATCTACTTCATCAAGGCCGATGGCAGCACCTCAGCGAATCTCGTTTGCCGCAAGAATGCGACGACGGGTTCGAATGTGGCTTCCGCTGTTGCTACGATGGCTGATGATACGTTCGTGACGCTGGGCTGGTACTATGACGGTCAGGGTACGCTCGCGTACTCCGTGAACGGCACGGTTACCGGTTCGATGAGTGCGTCGTCCTCGTATCTGCCGGACACCGATCTTACGGTTTCCTTCGCCATCCAGAATGGCGCAGCTGCCGCTAAGACGATCACGGTAGACTACATTTACGCCGCTAAGCAGCGTTAATGGGCGGGGGCTTCGGCCCCCTGCCTTTTTAGGAGACCCGCATGCGTCCGATTTCGTTTACTTATTCTCAAGCAGCTGCAGATGCAGATAGCGTTGCGGCCGCTCAGCTTTTAAATGCTTCAGGTGCGATCACCCTCAATGGCTCGGCCGTTGTGAGTGGTGTCGCTAATTTCACCTCAAGCCCTGCGTACATCACGATCACCAACGAGAAGTCGGCGACGGTGAGCTTCATCGTGACCGGCACTAAGGCCGGTGGTACGACGACGCAGACCGAGACGATCGCTTTCACGGCGTCGGGTACGGTGACGGGTTCCATCGCGTTTGCGACGGTGACTGGTGTGACGGCTTCTGCGCCGACCAGCGCCACAATTTCGATCGGTAATGCGGCTATCGGCTACACCGACTGGATTCCGCTTGATATTTACGTTCCGAACCAAGTCACGACGATCTCGGCGAAGGCGAGCGGCACGGTTAATTATTCGGTCGAGTACACGAACGAAGATCCGTTCGATCGTTCGATCACGCAGTTGGCGGTTCCGCATCCCGCGGCTAGCCTCACGGCGGCGACCGGCAACGAGACGCAGTTCACCACGACCCTTATGCGAGCGGTTCGCTTGAAAGTGAACTCGGGTGACGGTTCGGTCCGTCTCACCGTTGTGCAGCAGTCGACGCAGTAAGATATGGCCAACGTCAAAATCACCGATCTCTCGGCCGGTACTGCGCTTGGTGGTACCGAGTTATTCGAATCGGTGCAGTCATCGGCATCGGTGAAGCTAACTGCTGATCAGATCAAGACGTTTATCGGTAACTCGCTCAACATCACCGGCGGTGTGCTAGGGTCGGTCACGATCAGCAATGCGGTCGGTGAATTCGATTCCATCACGATTACGGCCGGTGCGGTACCGTTCAACACGATTACTGGTCGATCGTACGCGCAGGTCATATCGACAAGAGATCAGACCGCGGTTTCCGCGAACGTTGCGTATGCGGTCTCCTTTGACACCGCGTCATCCTGGAACACCGGAATCACGGTCGCATCAAGCACCAATATCACCATGGCGGCGGCTGGTGTATATTCGTGTGCGATGAATTTCCAGCTAAAGAATACCGACACTTCTAACCATACGGTTACGGTTTGGTATCAAAAGAACGGCACGAACGTCGCCAATACTGCGTCGACGATAAGTGTTCCTAAGGCGGCTGATGGTGGCGTTACGGTCTTCGAACTTACGTTCCAAGAAGAAGTCACAGCGGGTCAGTATTTGACTCTTTATTGGGCTACCGATAATACTACTACGTCGATCGATTATACCGCCGCGTCTGCCGGTCCTCCTAATGTTCCGGCGATCCCGTCTGTCATCTTCACTGCAGATAGGATCGCGTGATGAAGGACGATTGGTCGGGCTGGTACAAGTTCAACGAGGGCGGCGGGGCCTGGACTCGTAAAGAGGGCCAGAATCCCGAAGGCGGCTTGAATGAGCGTGGTCGCGCATCGCTCCGTGCACAGGGCCAGGACATTAAGCGTCCGGTATCGGCGAAAGAGGCTGCTCGCAGCCCGAAGGCCGCGGGTCGCCGCAAGTCGTTCTGTGCTCGCATGAAGGGCCAGAAGGCCAAAATGACGAGTGCTGCGACGGCAAAAGATCCGAACAGCCGCATCAACAAATCACTTCGCAAGTGGGATTGCTGATGGCTAAGCACGACACAGCCGGTGAGTTCATGGGACTTCTTTTCATGTCCCGCGATGTTGCTCACCGTGAGCATTTAAAGACCCGTAGCTATGCCGCGCACAAAGCGTTGGGCAAATTCTACGAGTCGATCGTTGAGCATGCCGATAGTTTTGCAGAAGCGTATCAAGGTAAATACAACGCTCTCCTCGAGATTCCGTTGCTTGATAACACTTCAAAAGGCGAAATCGCCGACGTGCTAGAAAGTCATGTGAACTGGATTACGGAGCACAGGACTGATATCTGTCCGAGGACGGAGACCGCAATTCACAATGTTATTGATGAAATCGTCGGTCTGTACTATTCTACATTGTACAAACTACGTTTTCTCTCTTGAGGTAAGAACATGGCCGTCAAATACGTAAAAGACTTTGGATTCGACTCCGGCTTCGGATTCAGCGGCTCTTCTGGTAAAACACCCGTTCGCGCCTACATGCGCGGTGGTGCCGTGAAGAAAAGCAATCCGACCAAAGCGCCGTCGATCGCGCCTGCGATGGTCGAGAAACGTAGCCAAGGGCTCGGCGGTCTCGCGCCCGAGACCAAGAAACTCGCGGCCTACGACAAGCCGCATATGGAAGGCAAAAAAGGCGCAAAGGTGCCGCAGTATGCTAAGGGCGGCGCGGTCAAGAAAAAGATGCCGTCTTTCTTGAAAGCGAAGATGATGAAGAAAGCGGACGGTGGCGCTATCCGCGAGCGTGAGTCGATTATGCCGACTGGCGATCTGACACCGCTGCCGGAAGAGCCTAATTATGTCGGCCCAGCGCCAAGAGCTTTGGACATGATCGAAGTTGACGACATGGTCATGACTAGAGAAGATTTCGAAAGGATGAAGCGACCGATGCCTCCTACCCTAGGGAGCATAGGGGGTACAAAACGAGATCCGATGATAATGAAACCGCAGAGTTACGATCCGGGCTTGGCTAATTTAAAGCGCCGGGTTGCTGCTGACAGCGGAATGCCGCCTTCTCCGCTCGCCGCAGCCGCTCGTATGGCTCCTCAGGATCGCCGCTCAATGCGAGCTGATCGTCGTGAGATGGCTCGCGACATCATGGACCGCTACATCGCTGGTCCGCGTCGCGCTATGCCCGCGCCGCGTCGTGCGATGCCGGTAGCGCCGAGAGCTCCGATGGTTGAACCCGCTATGATTCGCAATCCGCGTATGCCCGTTGGTGGTGTCGCGACTTTCGCCAAGGGTGGTAAGGTCAGCAAAGGCCAAGCCAAAGTCGGCAAGGTAATGGGTGAGTTCAAGCGCGGCGAGCTACACTCGGGCAGCAAGCAGGGACCACTCGTCACGAACCCGAAGCAAGCTAAGGTTATTGCGCTCTCTGAGGCTCGCAAAGCCGGTGCTAAAATTCCCAAGAAAGCGATGGGTGGGAGAGCTTGCGGTTGAGTCCATAACCGGGTATAATTGGCTAGGGTTCGCTGAAACAGCGGCCATACGTCACAGGAACGAGTATGGCCGTATCGGACACAATTAGTACGACGACGTTTAATACGCAGCGAGTAATCGATACTGCGGTTAGGCGTTGTCGTTTGCCTGTTCAGGCAATTACGTCCGAGATGCAGCAATATGCGAAGGACGCGCTGTACCTGATACTTTCTGACCTCGGTAACTACAAGACCCCGTCTTGGTGCATCGAGAAGCAGCTATATCCGTTTTATCTTAATCAGCCAATTGTGACGCTCGACGTCGGTACGGTTGAAGTACTCAACGCGAACTACCGCACCACACTGCAAGTTAGCGGCGCGGTAACGTCGTCTGCCAATGAATACAAGATGCAATTCAGCAGCGAAACGCAAGTTGCTACGATTGGCATCAAATGGTCGGCGACAGTGACCGCGATCCCGCTTGTGTTCCAAGTGTCGAACGATAATGTGACCTGGACTACGGTTGGTACTGAAACAGTCACCGCGACCGCCGGAACCAAGAATTGGTTCGATATCGCGCAGCCGCTCGCTTACTTTTTCTTCCGAATTACGTCGACCTCGACGATCGCGTACGACGACATTTACCTCGCCAACACGCCGACCGAGATTCCGTTTGGTGTGCTCAATCGCGACACCTATGTAAACCAGAGTAATAAAATATTCGCTGGTCGACCGACGACGTATTGGTTGAAGCGCGATCGAGTGCGCCCGGAGATGTACCTGTGGCCCGCGCCAAATGAGACCGCGGAGACTGCGCAGCTCGTCGTGTGGCGTCACCGTCACATCATGGATGTAGGTAAGCTCACACAAGAGATCGAAGTGCCGCAGCGCTGGCTTGAAGCAATAACGGCCCGTCTAGCGGCGAAGATGGCGATGGAAACTCCGGCAGTGGACGCAGGACTAATGCCGATGCTCCAGCAGATGGCGCAAATTGCTCAACAGGCAGCTTGGGACGGCGACAACGACGGTTCGTCGACGTATATTCAACCTTATATTGCCCCGTATACTAAGTAATGCCACTCTATCTCGACACACGTGGGCAGAGTACACTTGGCATCGCAATATGCGCGAGGTGTTCGCGTAAGTTCCCGCTCGGCGAGTTACAGCAAGATCCGAATTATCCGAATTTGATGGTGTGCGAGGCTGACACCGACCAATACGACCCGTACCGGCTCGCACCCCGCCCGCCTGATCAAATTGTCCTGCCGTTCGTCCGACCGGATTTACCGGTCAACACTAATCCTGCGGGTGTGATTACTCAAAATAATGATCAGTTCATCACCACAGAAGACGGCGAAGGCTAC